ATAACGGTAATGCTCTTACACTTGAGCAGTTTTATATTACGTATGATAAGTATAGTTGCACCAAAGGAGATGTTGAAGGAATTCGAGTTGCAGAGAAAAAAAGAGAAGAAGCTTTCCCCTTGGGACCGCCGTGTTTAAATAAACTAGCATCAATTGGTTTTGGTGAAGGATCTAGAAACAATGCGCTATTTAACATAGCAGTTTATTATAAACAATCTAAACCAGATACTTGGGAAGATGAGATTGTAAAAGCTAATTCTAAATATATGGAACCAGCTTTAAGTAATAATGAGGTACAACAATTAATTAAATCAGTTAACAGAAAAGGTTATGACAAATACAGATGTAAAGATGCACCAATTAATTCTGTATGTCAATCAGGCTTGTGCAGAACTAAAAGATTTGGTGTAGGTTTTGGTGAAGAAGAGATGCCTGTCTTAGGAAGTTTAACTAAGTATACATCTAATCCACCACAATGGTTTTTAGATGTTGATAAAAAAAGAATCGAACTAAAATCAGAACAGCTTTACAATCCTGGTATGTTTGCTTTAGCATGTTTAGATCAAGCTAATAAAATTGTACCTGTACCTAAACCTAGAGATTGGAAACAACATTTTTTAAAACCTATGATGGGTAATTTACAAGAAGTAGAACCTTTAGAATCTTTAGATCCTATTAACGAAATTATAGGATTATTGCAAGATTGGACAACTAATAGACAATCAGCAAGAACTTTAGATGATATATTTAATAAATTGCCTTTTACAGAAGGTGGATTTACTTATTTTAGAATGGAAGATTTTTATGCTTTTTTGAAAAAAAATAATTGGGACATGGATAAGATTAAAACAGGTAACTTAATTAAAAGATTAGATGACATATTTGTTGAAGAAACAAGATTAAGAATTAAGTCTCAACAACCTAGAGTTATTAAAATTAAAACTATGAAAAAAATAGAAGCAACAATTTCTAAAGTTCCATACCAACAAGAAGATTTTTAATGAAAAAATTTAACTTAACTAAAAAACAATTAGAACTTTTTAATTTTATTAAAAAATATATTGATGAAAATAATATGGCACCTTCTTACGAGGAGATGAAAGTAGGTACGGGAGTATCCAGTAAGGGTTTAATTTTTGTAAAAATTAAACAGTTAGAAGAAAGAGGATGGATAGAAAAATTACCAGGAAAAAATAGGAGTATAATAATAAAAACATGAAAACAATAATACTAGGACCTCCAGGAACGGGAAAGACAACAACATTATTAAACTTAGTCGACGAATTTCTAAAAGATGGGATTAGACCTAGACAAATTGGGTATTTTTCGTTTACTAAAAAAGCCGCAACAGAAGCCGCTGATCGTGCTGCAGACAAGTTTGGACTAGATAAAGAGAACGATTTACCTTTCTTTAGAACTTTACATTCATACGCATTTAATCAATTAGGTATGACTAAAGAAAAAATGATGAAGACAGAAGATTATAAAGAATTTGGGCAAAAATGTGGCATACCCATTAAGACCGCAAAGTACTCAGCAGAAGATGGTACCTTTAATTCTGATAATGAATATCTTACAATTATAAATACTGCAGCTGTAAAACGAATGGATCTATTAGAGTATTATGATTCTAGAAAAAATATACTAGATATAGAACGTAGCACATTATTTTTATTAGCAGAAGAATTGCAAAGATTTAAAAAAGAAAAAAATTTAAAAGATTTTAATGATTTAATTGAAGACTTTTTATTAAAAGATACTTTAAATAAATTTGAAGTATTATTTATAGATGAGGCACAAGATTTATCTTTGTTACAGTGGGAAATGGTAAGAAAGATTTGGGCCAAAGCAAACAAAACTTACATTGCAGGTGATGACGACCAGGCTATATTTAAATGGGCTGGTGCAGATGTAGATCACTTTATAGCACTTAAAGAAGAAGTTGATGATATCAAAACTCTTGACCAATCTTATAGAATACCTGGTGGTCCTATACATGAGCTATCACAAAAAATAATTAATAAAGTACAAAATAGATTTCCTAAAGAATATAAACCTAGAGAAGAACAAGGATTATTAAAAAGATATTCTGATATAACACAAGTAGATATGAGTTCAGGTAACTGGTTAGTATTATCTTCTGCAAATTATTTTCTAGAAGATGCAAAAGATTTATGTGAGATACAAGGATGGTATTACCAATGTAAAGGAATAAATTCTGTACCATTAAAATTATTGATGGCATTAAATAATTGGGAACATTGGCGTAAAGGTGAATTGTTGAACCATTTAGAAATTAAAAATATTTATGAGTATCTTGGTGATAATGTTTTAGTTGGATTTCAGAAGGGTAAAACTCTTCATTCGGATGCGAAGTATACATTAAAAGAATGTCAAGAGCAACATGGATTAACAGTATCTACAGTTTGGTATGAATCATTTAATGGTTTAGACCCAATGACGGAAACTTACATTCGTAACATGAGGGCGAATGGTGAGCAGATAAATAAAAATCCTCGTATAAAAATGTCAACTATACACGCAGCAAAAGGAGGAGAAGCTGATAAAGTTTTATTGATGCAAGATATAACAGGCGCTGCAATTGAAACATTTAGTTATGACCCAGATGAATTACATAGATTATTTTATACTGGAGCGACGAGAGCGAAGCGTGAATTGCATGTCTTGGACCCAAAAGATTTTGATCGAGCTTATATACTATGAAAATGCCAAGACAACATAAAAAAAATACTAGAGAAGAGAGAGAAATAATACAAAATGCATTTATGGAATGTCGTCACTCTTTTTTAGATGATTATGATAAACATCATAAAATAATAGAGGATAATTTTCCTCTTTATGCAGTAGATAAAACTCAAGTTCCTTGTTTATTGACGATGGATATAATTACTAATTCAAAGGGTCATATGACAGAAGGAGAATTTTTATCTTATAAAGCTTATGTCCAGGACGTATTAGATGGTTGGAGACCTCCTCTTGGATTAGAAGTTATTGAAGGAGGAAAAAAATGAACTGTTGGCACTGTAACACTGAACTAATTTGGGGTGGAGATCACGACATCGAAGACAATGAAGACTATGATATTGTAAGTAATTTATCTTGTCCAAATTGTCATACAGCTGTTGATGTTTGGCATCCATCTGAAAAATTAATAAAAGAATATAAAGATTATGAGGAGAAAAAAAATGACAAGTAAAGATATGTTTAAAGGAATAAACTACGACTCACTAGAAAAACAGGTAGGCGGGAAACATTACAAAGGTATGAAAATTCAACCTGCAGAATTTATTAATGAAAACAAGTTGCTTTTTGCAGAAGGCAACGCTATAAAATATATCTGTAGACATCAGTCTAAAGGAAAAGAAGAGGACGTGAGAAAAGCTATACATTATTTAGAGATGATACTTGAAAGGGATTACTCATGAGAAGTACTCAAATTCCTTTGTTTACGCCACAAACAGAATGGGTAATGCCAGATGAACTTAAAGATTTAAAAGGTCATAAGGAAATAGCAATAGATTTAGAAACTAATGATCCACATTTAATGACTTTAGGGTCCGGTAATGTTACCGGTAGAGGACACATTGCTGGCGTTGCGGTGGCCGTAGAAGGCTGGGCAGGATACTTTCCAATCCACCACGAGTCTGGTGGAAATATGGATAAAAATTTAGTTTTATCCTGGTTACAAGATGTATGTAATCAACCAGATACTACCTTTATATTTCACAATGCAATGTATGACGTCTGTTGGTTAAGATCAGCAGGAGTAGATGTTAAAGGTAAAATTGTAGATACAATGATTGCAGCGTCTTTGATAGATGAAAACAGAATGTCTTATGCATTAAATACATTAGCTAAATTTTATGTAGGTATTGGTAAGGACGAAAGTATTTTACAAGCTGCAGCAAAAGAATATGGACTTGATCCTAAAAAAGATATGTGGAGATTACCCGCGCTTTTTGTTGGACAGTACGCGGAGCGTGATGCGGAAGCTACACTTAAACTTTGGCAAAGATTAAAAGTAGAATTATATAATCAAGAATTAATGGATGTCTTTACATTAGAGACAAAACTATTTCCTTGTTTAGTTGATATGAGATTCAAAGGAGTAAGAGTTGATTTAGAGAAAGCAGCTAAAATCAAAAAAAATCTTATGCAACGTGAGTCTAAAATTGTTAATAAAATCAAAGAGTTAACAGGAGTTAATGTAGAAATACACGCAGCTCGAAGTATCGCAAAGGCGTTTGACAATTTAAAACTTCCTTATGATAGAACAGAAAAAAGTAATGAGCCTAGCTTTACTAAAAACTTTTTACAAAACCATCCACATGAATTACCAAAACTAATTGCTGATGCAAG